ATAAAAAAATATATTAAATAAAAAAATATATTAAATAAAAAAAACATATTAAATAAAAAAAACATATTAAATAAAAAAAAATATTAAATATTTTATTTTAAAAATTTTATTTTAATTTATACCATATTGGATATAATATGATATAAATTAAAGAATTTCAAGAATGTAAAAATTTTCATGAACTATCGAATTTTATAGTAATGTAATCTCCTATTGATATCTTGTAATAAATTTTCAAACTGTGAAATCTTTTCTTTTAATTCATTTATTTCTTCTTTTAATTCTGTAATAATTTCCTTACCATTTAAATACAAATTACCTGTTAGATTTATATCACCGAATACATCTAATTCATATGTTGGATTATTTGTATTAATACCAACTTTTACTGGAAAATATATAATTTTTTTATTAAAATCACCTCCCACTAAAACATCATCCTCATTTGGACCACTAGCAATAATTAACTTATTAAACACATCACCTAAATAATGTCCTGATTTAGGACCTATCATTATATTTCGATTACCTAATATTACGTTATCTCCTGAATTGACTCCTATCAAAATATTTTGATTTCCATTTTCTAATTTATATCCAGAATTATTTCCAAGTAATATATTTTGAGATCCTTCTATTAATGAATATCCAGATGCATATCCCAATAACGTATTTTCAAAAGCAGTTGTCATTTTAAATCCATTATATCCGCCAATAAATGTATTTTGATTACCTGTTCCTTTATGTTCAATATTACCTCTGCCAGATTTCATCCCAATATATACATTGCGTTGCCCTTTAGTAACATATTGTCCCGCTGATGTTCCTATAAAAGTATTATATTGACCATCTGTATATTGACCAGCACATGCACCAATATAAGTACATTGTTGTGATGAAGTATTTGAATAACCAGCCAAAGTACCAATAAATGTATTTAATACCTTATCAATATTTGAAAATCCAGCACTTTTTCCAATAAAAACATTATCAAATCCAGATGTATTTGAATATCCTGAATTAACTCCAATTATCACATTATTATCACCAACAGTATTAATTCCAGCATTTTTTCCTAAACATGTTTTAGTATTGGTTGTTATTCCAGTCAGTGGAACAATTTCAGCAATTATAGATGAAATTGTTAATGATTGTGGTGAAGAAGATGAATTCGTTTTTATAGAGATACCCTTACCCGGTATTATTTGTAAAGCTTCTTTTAAGGTTGGAACTAATGTAGCTTGTCCTGGAATTATTATATCTTTCCAAGAACATCCCATGCTAATTTTTGTTATTCCTGTATTTGAATCCGAAACAAGAAATCCTGAATGTTTATCAAATATAATCGTATTTACATCTTTTACACATATATCAGATGATTGAATTGTTAAATTATTATTATTATTATTATTATTATTATTATTATTATTATTATTTAATGATTGATTTAATCTTGTTAAAGAAACCCATTCATTTGATTTTCTTCCTTCAAAATCTGTACCATTCCATCTAATAGTTCCATTTATTATACTTTCAGTTGTCCCAATCAATATCCCCCCATTAACATGTAATTTTTCTAATGGTGATGATATATTAATTCCTATATTGCCATTATTTTGAGAAATAGTTTTACCAATATTTATATAAGAATCTAATTCAATTTCTTCATATTTAGCTATCATTTCTCCATTTTGATTTTGAGATGTATAACTTTTTATGAATTTTAATTTATCATTTATTACTGCGATTTGATGTTTTTTACCAATTTGTATTTTATTTTCCGATATATTTATATTACCTACATTTAAAGTTATTAAAGTTCCTAGCGATTTAATATTTGGTTGATCCGGAATTAGAATTGTTCCTAATAATGATCCTTTTATTACATTACTCGCAATATTACCATTACTATCTCTTTTTACTAAAGTATGGGGAATATTATGCCATGTAGATTTAGATAAATAATCTGTCATTAAATTTAAATTATTATTTGATCCCGTTAAAGATACCCAAGATCCTGATTTTCTACCTTCAAAATCAGTACCTGTCCAACGAATTATTCCATCTATTTCTGAATCCGTATTCGATAATTTAATTCCTCCATTTATTTCTAATTTTTCAATCGGATTTTCTATACCAATTCCTAAATTATTATTCTTTAATTTAAGAAAATTATCTGGAGTATAACCTTGTAAATATTCAACATTTAAATTTGAAACAATATTTGTACTTTTTATAACAAATGGAGCTACCATATCACTTGGTTTAATACTACCTGGCCAATCCTCTTTACTTTCTATATTACTATCAATTGTTAGTTGATCTACAAAACCATAATTAAAATTCATAATATTACAAGACATGGTACAATCATAAGTTTTATTTGGCATTTTTCAAAATATATATTAGATATATATTTTAAAAAAATATTTTTAACATATTATATCGTTTTTGTAAATAATTTTATCATATTATCTGTTTTTGTTGATTCTAATTCTATTAAATTATTAGATATATTTAGTTTATTTATAGCAATATTTAACATATTACTCATTAATCCCGTTTTAAACTCTTTTGTTTGTAATGATGGATTCTTTGAATAACAATTTCCTGGCGGATCTGATTCTGCCATACCAATTATTCGTGCATTAACTTCCATTAAATAAAGTTTCTTATTTATATCTGGAATAATATCATATGCAAGCATCTTAAAACATATATAATCATCATTATTAGTATTATTTGGACATGTCATCGTTTTATATGTTGCTAAAATACTATCATAACAAATTTTTTTTATTTGAGGTAATATTTTTTTATCATATTCACCTGAACCAAAATATGAATTATAATCATCTGGAAATGTTTTATTATTACAAGATGTTGTAATATGTGTATGTATATCAAATTTATCTGGGATATATTCTTTATTAGCAACATACATATATCCAGAAGGATATACATAAGCATCAAATTTTTTACCATATCTTAATATAAAAGCATAAACTCGAAAATGAAATTTTTTATTATGATATAATAATGGCTTATTTATATATTTTTGTATTATCCATTTGGATTCTTTTTTATATTGTTCTAACCATTTAGTCATTTCATTATAATTTCTAACTCGCCCAATACCTTCCGAACGCATACCAAATTCTGGTTTTAGAATCCATTCATTATGTTTCCAGAAAGATGGTTTTTTAAATTTTAATGTATTATTAGTTGTAAAAGAATACGTTTTTGGTAAATAAGTTAATGTTATTAATTTACTTTTAGCATATTTTAATAAATTTTTATATAATTTCCTTTTATTTCCTAAAGCACTTGTATCAACAAAATCTGTAACTATTTTACATTTATAACATGTCTGTGTTAACGAATTAAAAAATGTTACTTGAGAAATATCTTTTTGTACTTTTTTCCAATTATCTTTTTTGTCAAAATATCCAGTTATTATATCATTAAAATAACCATCATTTGTATAATATGTAAAACTATTCATTTTCAATAATTTTTAATGAGAAAAAAATGAATAGTTAATTAGTTAATTAATTAATTAATTAAATCAATATGTTACACATTTTGCGTCTTTAGGATTTGTTGGACACCATAATTGTAATTTACTTGTTTTCTTTGGTTTCCAATCTTTTGTTAAACTTTTATGACAAAAATTCCAATTTTCTGTAAATGCTTCTATATTACTATTATTTTCAGAATTGTTAAAATTTTCTTCTTTTTTTTCTTCTTTTTTTAAAAATACTATATATAATAATATTAGTAATATTATTACTAATATATACAAACTGGTTTTTCCTTTCATAAACATTATATATATTAATAAATATATTTTTTAATTTTCATTACTTGTTTACATTCTCGGAATTTTTAATTTAGATATTAAATATTGTGGATTAATCCGCCTATACAATTTTTAATCATTTGCGAAGTTGACGGCGACAGAATTTAACATTGACGCAGCTATTATTATTTTTTCACTCTTGAAGAAATAAAAAAATATCGTTTATACTCTTTTTTTCTTATAATATTAAAAAATAAATGTATAGTAATTTACGATTATTATCATTAACTAATTTTTTAGATGATACTAAAAAAATAAAAAAAGATAACCAAGTATTTAAAAAACTAGAAGAAAAGGATTTTGGTAAAAAATTAAATTTATCTAAATTGGAAAAATATACAATAATATTTGATTTATTTGATAAAAAAAAATATGAAAAATATACACAGATAACAAATGATTCATTTTTTAAAGATTTAAATATTTTTGATGGAAACTCTATTTTTAATATAATAGATAAAACCAAGACTATATTTGGGGAAATTCAATTACGCATAATAATTTATATACCAATTGACGACATAACAATATTGCAAGAAAGGCAAAATATCATTAAAAAATTATCTACAATAAACAAATCAATATTTCCATTATTAGAAGAAATTAAAAAAAAAGAAAATGATATTCTTTGGCTATTAAAGAAAAAAACAGATGAAGAAATTAAATATATAGATTCTGTTTATTGTACAAATAAGTGGTTAAAATGGATTAATAATTATCCATTTTTATTAAATTTAGTTCACTATTTTAATGTTATTTTCACTCCATTATCAACATTAATATCACCATGTATTTCAATAATATTAGCATATATAGCTTTACGTTTTGTTCTTGGTATAAAGATAGGTATTTTTAAATTTTACAAATGTTTTAAAATGGGATTTAATAGTAGTTTTAATTTTTTGGGTAAAAAATTTGAAATATTATCTCAAATAATTTATGGTATCTTATATGTAATAAGTATTTATAAAGCAATAATAAGTGCTAAAACAAGAATTGATATATGTAAAATAATATATGAGAAAATATCTTCTATAAATAGTTTATTAATTTCAATCGATTCAATAAATGTAATATTAAAAAATGTTGGTATATTTAAATATTTTTGGAATAAAAAATTAGAAAATGATTTAAATAAAATGAAACAAAAATTTAGAAAATATAATTCTGAAAATTCTTTTATTAGTCTTTTTTTTAAAAATTGGGGAGAAATATTAACTACATTTTCACAATTAAATCAATATACTAATAATATTACAAATTTATTAGAATATATTGGTAAAATTGATGCTTATATATCAATAACAAAAATTAAATTACAAAAAAGTGTATGTTTTACAAAATATATAAAAAAAAAAGAACCTTTATTAATTGTTAAGGATATATTACATCCTTATTTAGTAAATAAGAATCCTATATTAAATGATTTAAATTTGGAAAAATTTAAAAATATTTTATTATTTGGTCCAAATGCTTCTGGTAAAAGTTTATTAATAAAATCTGTAATGATAAATGTATTATTATCACAAACACTAACCATATCTTATGCTAAAAGTATAGATATAACACCATTTTCTATATTAAATACTTATTTAAATATACCCGATATAGTAGGTGAAGAATCTTTATTTGAAGCAGAAGTTCATCGTTGTAAAGATTATATAACACGAATCAAGTCAGTAGATAATGATAAATTTGCTTTAACGGTATTTGATGAATTATTTTCGTCAACAAATTATTATGAAGGTTTATCAACATCATATTCAATATGTAAATATTTATCAAAATATTCAAATAGTATAAATATAATAACAACACATTTTGATAAATTATCTAAATTGGAAAAATATGGTTTATTTAAATGTTATAAGATGAAAATAACACAAGAAAAAAATGGTAAAATTAAATTTCATTATAAGTTAAGAGTGGGTAAATCAAAAAAAAAATTAGCAATAGAATTATTGCGGATGAAAGGATTAGATAAAGAAATTGTAGAATGTGCTTTAAATTTTTATAATAAAACGTTTAATAAAAAGAAAAATTTAAAAAAAGAAAAAAAAAAAAATTAATTTATAGAATAAAATTTATAGAATAAAATTAATCAGTTTTTTTCTAAATCTATGATTTAGAATTTAACTAAATTATATCAAAAAAAAAATAAAATTGAAATGTGTTTTATTTTAAATATTATTAAAAAACTAATATACAAGAACAAATGGCATCCAATACATCTGTAATTAAATATAAAAATTTCGATTTGAATAACAT